TAGAAGAACCTGTTGTTGAGTCATTTAGAACTCCGAATCCCAGTCCTGAGATTCCCATTCCTGTTCAAGAACCTTCCACTTCCTCTTCTGTAGATAACCTTTTACAATCCCTGCCGCCATCAGTGCAGCAAATATCTGAAGCGGTAGGACAAACAGTTCAAGCATTAGCAGACTCCCTTCCTGAGTCAGTAACCAATCTAGGTAGCGACCTTACCCCTGAGAATCGCAAGGAAGCCCAGCAAGCCGTACTAGTAGCAGTAATCATACCACAATTAGCAGCCTCAATTGTTAGGAGAATTAAGTGAGTCTTATCAAAGCCGTAGCCAGATTCATCTGGAAGCACATAGATGCTTGGGCTGGTGAGGCATTTACCTTAGTAGGTTTAATCATTGCCTGGATATTAGTAGAACCAGGTGATACTAGAAATACCATTGCAGTTATCTATCTTGGTGCATTTGCTATCTGGACTTTAATTAAAGTAACATTTAGTACAGAAAATGAAGAGGACTAATGGCTGGTAAAGTCTATGGACCATACAAAGGGTCTAAGCAGAATGGTGGCAGGAAAATATATGTCATCAAGAAGAAGGGTAAAACCACTTCTACAAATAAGGCTCGTTTAGATTACGAGCGTAAGACTGGTCGCAGTCTACCCAGAGATGTACATGTTGACCATACCGATAATAATAAGGACAACGACTCTAAGAAAAACCTTAGAGCAATGTCAAAAAGAAAAAACATCGGTAAAGGTAACAAAGCGAGAACACGTAAAAAGAAACGTAAATAGTTCTCAAATGGCGGAGTTAAGGAGTCAAATCCTTACTCCGCCTCTTTTTGCGTTTTATCAACTATTTTTACATTCTTATAATCTGCTTCATAGTAAGGTCTAGGACCACCAAGGTTCTGAATTAGTGCATCAATTGCACGAGTAACTCTCATCCTTGCAGCCTTTTCTGATGCAGAACCAATTGCTACGGCTAGTTCTTTAGAGTTCTTGCCAGAGATATTCCATTGAATAAGAACATTCTGATGTCTTTCGTTAAGCATGTCAAAGGCTCTAGAGATATCTGCCTGCATTGCCATAAGGTTGCCACCCTCATTGGGTGCTAAGGTTTTGCGGTCACTGTTCATATCAAATGTAATCTCTTGTGACCAATCATTGTTTAAGACTGATGGAAGAAGTTCCTCTACTACTGCACGCTGGTAATAAGAGACATCACTTATTTCATACCCAACACTTCTAGCCTTTTCATACTGGCAGAATCTACTTGCAGCATTATGTAAGGAACGAGTAAATAGTTTAGTTGATTCTTTGATATCTAACTGTCGCCACTCTGTGGTCTTATTAGGGTGCTTAAGAAACCACACCCATAGTTCTTGTTCAATATCATCCCGAGGAACCATCGGGTATTCTTTATGTTTGGTTGAGGCTACTATCCTGACTAAATCGTTATATTCACTAATTAACGCCTCGGTTATCGCCATATTTAGTTGTACCTTCCCATTCGCCATCAAGCACCATTAACGCAATGATGCCGTAGTTTGCTATGTCCATGAAAGAATCTCTCAAGGATTCATTCTCTGGTGTAGCACCTGTTTCATATAGATTGTTGATACGAGCCAACTTATCAAACATTCTGACTCTAAGACCATTAATCGGTCCTCCAGGAGACTGAGAGATATTCTTTGGTCCGTAGTCTTTCTGCTTCTTAATGAGTAGTGCTGCCAAAGTTTCTGTGTGTTTAAGGACATGTGCTTCAAACTTCTCTAATCCGTTAAAGTGTTTAATCTCTTTTTTGGTATTCATGCTACTAACCTTTCTTCTAATTTATCTGTAAACCATTCTTCACCATGCTTGATGAACATACTATTAACATCCTCACCATCTGGCATGGTAATGATTACTACACCTGATAGTTTCTTTGCTAAATCTTTTGCAAAATCTCTTCCTGGCTGGTCACCATCTGCAAATACATAGACAGTTGGAAAGTCTGAAAAGATTTTGTAGTAATGTCTTTTGATACCTTTTACTCCAGGAATACCTATGGCTGGGATATTTATAGAAGATAGCGTAATGGTATCTATCTCACCTTCGCAAATTGCAATGTGGTCAGTTGCCTCAAAGTATGCACCAACGTTGTAGAGCCTAGTCTCTGCTCCTGGAAGTCCAAGATACTTTGGTTCTTCATGGTTGATAGTTCTAAATCTAATATCAACTACTCCTGCTGGTGTTATGTATGGAATAGATAATCTTCCTTCATACTGCTCGTGACCTACGATTGGGCGTTTCACTACTCCCAAACGATGCCTCCTTGCGTCGAGAAGAGATAGACCCCGACTTGCGAGATAACCTTCCGCCAGACTGATGTCCTGCTCGTAATGTTTTGTAGTCTGCTCCAGTAATTTCCTCTGCTCTTCGCTTAGCCTCATTGAAATCTACTCCCTCAACTTTCTTAATAACTAAAAATACGTCCCCTGAAATGTCACAACCTAAGCAATTGAACGCTTGCTCGTCATGGTTCACTCCTGCAGATGCATGAGCATCACCATGAAACGGACATCTCATCTTTCGCCAGCCTCTGCCGTAAGGAACTTTAGCACCATAGTGCTCAAGCAACTTACCGATTGCTGACATCTAATATCCTGCTTCCTTTAATAAATCTAAGTATATATTAACTGGCATGGTTGCGTACCAATCTGCAACGCTTGCCTTGCCCTTGCGTTTATGAATTACTGCACCAGTAGAGGCTTTGGAATTAACAATCTCTACTTTGAGTTCTTCAACCCAGCCAGCCAAGTCTTGAGCCTTTTGATTCTTGACTTCCAAACATACTTCTGCCACACCAGCGATGTCTCCACAATCCAGAGTGCCTTTAAGAGCACGCCTCTCCGCATTTTTCCATCCGCGTTCCTGTAAATATCTGACAACATCCGTTTCCGCCCTAGTTCCTTTTTGTTTATTCGGGTGACTCATAAGTATCTTCATTCACTTGGCTTAGATAACACTTCTCGCAAAGTAATATCCAAGTTCTATATACTGAAACTGCCTTGTTCTTCTTGCACCAGTCGCAAGGAACATAAGTGAATCCTTGGTCTGTTTCGTTAATCAAAATAAGTCTTCTTTCAAATCTGCAATGTACATATATGCAGGGTTGAAATCTAGGAATACCGCCTCAGTGCCATTGGCTACAGCCTTTCCGTAGCGGTTCTTAACAGATGCCACAGCAAGGTCACCAGAGGGCGTTAAAGCCAGCGTACAGATGAGTGCAGGTAGTTGAGATACCTTACCCTGAATCATGTACCTAGGTGGGCAGATGGGCTGTATATCGCCTTGAGGTGGAATATAAGCCTCGCTGGTGTGATGTAGTAAAAGTATTGCAGCGTTGGTATCTCTGGCTAAAAACTTAATCTCTTTCATTGATGAGCGAAGTCCACCCCACTCATCTCCACCACCCTCGGTGATGTCAGTTAAATTATCAATAACAATTAAATGTGGGTTCTGACCATGAATCTCTTCAAAGGCTAGAACTTCTTCATCAATATCACTAAGTGATGGTGCTGCTTCAAAGGACCACTTGATGTGTCCTGCTTTGTCTAATTCTTCTTTTGCTTTTGAGGGCTGAGTAGACATAACTTGTTCTGCTTCTATCTGGTTTGCACCAGTAAGCATTGAATAAAGTCTCATACCCATTGTGTGTGCACCAGTATCTGCACAGATGTAAAGCGTAGGTACTTTAGTTCTTAACGCCATGGCGAGGGCAAGAGTTGACTTGCCCACGCCTGGTGCTCCAGCGAACATTGATACTTCACTACGCCTAAGAAGAATCTTTTCGTTTGCGAAGGTACGGAAGACAGCAGGTAGCGGTTCGCCACCTGCTTGACTTCTGCCAACTGTTCTGCTGATTGTTCTCATGTCAGATTAAATCCAACCTGGTTGACCTTTGCGAATCCACTGTGGGTCGCATTGTTCTTCTTTGCGTTCCTTTGGTAGTGAACACATCCATGCTTGCCATGGACCCTTTGCACCTGCACCTGAGCGGTGAACCATTGCTCCATGTGGGCATGATGGTGCTGGTGCACCACCGCTAGATGCTGGTGGAACTGGTGCGAAAGAATTGGTACTTCCTACAACGGTTGCACCTAGTGCTTTAGTTGCATAAGCAACTTGTGCACCTTCTCCAATAACTGCTTCTTCTAAAGCAGAAATGGTTTTATCAACACCACCCTCAATAGCCTTGAGGATATTAACTTGCAAAGTATCGTAGTCATCACCACGAACAGTAACGATGGTTCCGATACGAGTTTTGACATTAACTACGAATGTAGATTCAGTCGACATACTCCAACTCCCCGAGAGGTGAGGCTTTCTCACCGCTCTTGTACTCACAGTGTTCCTGTAGGGAACACATTTTACACCCATCGAAATTAGGTAGGTAGATGTTATTCTCTCTTGCCTTGTGGAATTGAGCAACCACCGTATCTAGTTTCTTTAGCGTAAACTTAGAGAGGTCAACAGCCATACTGGTTTGACCTGTTCGTGCCATCCAATAGCATCCCCATTGAGGGCGAATGCCATAGGTTCTTTCTAACATACATGCATAAACTTCTAGTTGAAAGTCTGTTGAAGGAGTTCTTGCTCCAGTCTTCAAGTCTAGAATGATTAACTCACCATTCTCAAGTTCAAAGACTCTATCGATAGCACCCTTAAAAGGTATGCCACCGAACTCAACTTCAAGTGAAACTTCAATGGCTGGCTCACCATTAGGTAAAGTCCATATCTTCCAAGCAGAGTTCTCACGCCAAGTTACCCAAGACTTAAAGAACTCATAGCCATTCTCGTACCACCAACTAACATTCTCGCCATCAGGATTGGCCTTAGTGGTGCGTGATGATTGACGGATATCGCTTAGAGATACTTCGCCATTCTTTGTAGCAACAGCAAGTTCATACCGCCATGCTCTTTCCCAAGTATCTTTAAGACTCATTGTAAACCTAACTCGCTCATTGGATGTAGATAGTGTACAGGAAGATACCAAGTTTTGTACTTACCATGACCTTGATATATAAATTCATCTTTCTTTGCTTCGTGTCCGTATGCCCATCCTTGTGCCCTGTATGGAGCACCTACCCAGCCATTCTCAGCAGTTCTTCTAGTCTTAATAGATAAACCATCAACTAAAAGAATGTACTTC